AATGAAGGTCGTATTAAATTATTTGTTCTACCTGCTTAAAACGATATGGTACTATCTAATAGTATCATATTGACGAATGGACCAACATGAGCTGTATTGGGAGGATTGGGACGATTCCTCCGATGAAGAAAATCAAGCAAATCATGTTATTATTCCATTAACACAGTCTCTTATTCAATCACTTTTAGGACATGATGTCCCTTTACCAAATGTACTAGACACCGATGAGACAGAAGAATGTAATCTTCGACGAAGATATCCATTTGAAGAGAATCAACCATCCTCCAAACGATTACGTTGGAAATCAGTAGAAAAATCCTACTATTTTAAATTAACGTCTGGGGAAGAATTTTACTATACAGAAAGTGATGAAAAACCAATCTTATTAAATGAAATCATAGAACCACATCCGATGATACGAATTATTATTGGAAATCTTCCTCGATCCATAAAAGAGCGATTGATCTATTTATCAAAATTTCGCTATGAGGAGGAACTAGAAGAAACCGATTCAGACACAGATGCAGAGGAAGAACCAACAATAAAACCAAGACAATTTGATAATGTATGTGAACAAGTTCTTTCCGCTTATATCAAGGAAATGAAATTGCGTACTATTTTTCGTGGTGTTTTGGCACGATGGAGAGTCTATCGTTTACATAAAAGAAAACAGGAGGATGTGGATCCGATTACATTATCCCCTCCTGAAAAAATTGTCGCACTCTATGAACCGAATAAGAAATATACATTTGATGCGAAATCACTTGCTACATGGATTGAATCCAAATTACATTATCATGAATATGGTTTTGCTCTGCCTATGTTTCCTTGTAATCCCTGGACCAATCTTGAATTTACCTATTATCAGATGATTTCTATTTATTATCAACTTAAAGCATATGGAGAATTGCGATGGGGATTGACGACATTGCGTACTCATGATTTTAATAAGAAATCGTGGCAACTCTATCATAAATCGGCTCTCACATTAAAAGCGATACGAAATAATTTATTTTTATTGGAAAACATTGATGCGTGGGAATTATTGGAGGATTTTATTTTTGCTAAAATGGATGAATTGCAAGTGCGAACAAATCCTTATATTACTAATGCCTACCGCATGGCAATGCGCCATGCATCCTCTCACTGGTATATGGAAAAATGGAAAGCCATTGCTTTTATGCATTTAGAGGCAGAACATTTTGGACAAAATAAGACAAGCGCGATCAACACGGCATGTGCCGCATTATTTAAAAAGCAGGAATTTTTTTTAAAGATGATGATTCAAAAAGGGATCATTTAGACTTTTTATCTTATAAATTTGAATCATGCCCTATTCTTTTATTATGATACTACTAGAAAGAAATGGGCAATTCCGCATCCTCTATTGAGGCACCTAAAGAGACACAAGAATCTATGTTTGTTGACCGTTTTCAATTGGCTGTCCGAACATGTTATTCTTATTGTATGGGTTCATGCCACAATGGGGCAGCATGCTCTGTACCAGCGAATGAAGTTCAGGAAACAAAGGATGTCTACCGTCATTATACGGATGAAATACATGTGCCAGCTAAACAAACTGTACCCGTGATACTAGAAAATGTGTATCAGGATTGTACGTATGAAAATACACCCGCCTATAGTTATGAACATATGAGAAAAATGGTCAAAGTGTTACGTGTATTGGATGGAGATACAGTAGACATTGCATTATATTATGAGGAAACAGGAAAAATCTTTAAACATCGGGTTCGTCTGTATGGCATTGATACTCCAGAGAAGCATCCATTGAGATCAGATCCAGAACGTGAGAAAGAAATTGCTGCGTCCAAGAGGGCATCCGAAGCATTGATTGGTCGGTTGAAGGAAAATAATGATCTAGTGATTGCTCTCTTTTACAAGGCAGATAAATATGGTCGTCTTCTCTGTACCTTGTATGATAAGCAGGGAGATAATATCAATCAATGGATGGTACAATCAGGATTTGCGTATGAATATTTTGGAAAAACCAAGAAGGCGTTCCATGAGACAAGTGCAAAACAAACACTTTCCGAATGTGATCAACATTACTTTGAAACACAAAAAGTAGAGGAACCAGCCGATTCAGCCGACGATTTTGAAGAAATTACGAATGAAATGAAATTATAAATCGCGTGGATGAGAAGAATAAATAGTATGGGATGGATTCTTTTGCGCGACAAATTGAAACAATTGAGGAGGAATTTCAGTTGGTAAAATAATCTCCTTATTTTTCTTCCAAAAATGATGAATCACTAATGAAGGTTCCTTGTACTGAAACATAATATAATCAAATTGTTCAATATAACAGATAGATGGCTGTTCTATCGTAATGACAGATGAAATATGAATATAAGGTATATTGAAATCCATACTCTTCTTTTTTGTAAATTGAATAAATCCTGTCCAATGCTGTGGCAATGAAAAACACTCTTCATAATTCATATGTTTCATTAACACTCGCTTATAGGATGGATGACATCGCGTCAATGTTCCTAGCATGGTAGGTATCATCTTATAAAAAGAATCGTAGATATACTTTAGATGAGTTACTACGTTGGATATACCGTTGGACATTTAAAATACGAATGATATACTATCATAGAATACGAAATGTCTGACAAAATAATAGAATTTGAAAAGGAAGAAGAATCAATGAAATATAAAGACATGATTCGAAAAGCGAAACATGATGATATACATGGTAGAACAAATGAACACATTACATTTATCATATCTCCATCGAAAAAAGTGAAGATTCGTTTTGTATTTGACTGGAGATATGATAAAGAGGATGGATTTACTTATACCGAATTCTCTGATTTTTCTGGACATAAACGATATAAGGAAGAAGAGAGAATATGGTTAGAAAAGTATTGTAAACATCATTATCCAGATAAACATCATATGTCCTATTGATTTTATAAATTGTGCGCATATGATAGATGAGTCGTCAGACAAGAAAGAAAACAGCCTGTATGGGTGTGGCTGTTTTTAAAGAAAAGGAAATTCAAGGAGAAGTCGTACTATCCGATAGAAAACAAGGGGTCTATCTTGTTGCCGTGTTCACCAAACTCCCTCTTGGACCGCATGGATTTCATATTCACAAGGCGGGTGATCTGAGAGGCGAAGGGTGTATGGGGCTCTGTGAACACTACGACATTGGTCATCATTGCCATGGAGCAGGACCCACCTCAAAGAAAGAACGTCATACAGGTGATTTAGGAAATATTACGATTCGGAAAGGTGCCCGACGCATCAGAAAAACATACTATATCAAAGGCACTTCTGTGAAAGATCTGGTAGGGCGTTCTATCATTGTTCATGAAGGAGAGGACGATTTAGGTCAGGGAGGATTTGAAGATAGTAAAATAACGGGGCATAGTGGAAAGCGAATGGGTTGTGCGATTATTGGGCGAGCATTTGGAAAAAAATAAGACTATCATAGAAATGTCTGGGATTACATCTATTATTCATTGGATGTCTATTATTTTGCCTTTTTCAAATGAAATTGCAATTACATTGACGCATTCAGGCATTCCGCTATTTAAGAAATTGTATAGGGCGTGCATTGAAGGATTTTTAATCAATGATGATGCGCTCCGAAAAAAAATAGAGCATCAACTCTGTACGATACATGATAGTTATCATAAGATTTTATTTGATACGATTGCGTATTTTGGCATCATGTTGAATATTTGTAAAAATGCGATCCAATTTGGCTATACGACTGGTATTTTTTCAGGTCTTAATTTGGTGGTATGGTCCATGCTTCTTACCAATATGTTTTTAGGTTCTGCCATTCATTATGTATCCCGTCTATTTCATGTAACATCGCCTATTATGTATATTATTGTAGGACTCTCATTAATTACACTTCTTATTATCATTACACATTATACGGAATTATGGGTTCAACATGCTACACAATCAATTGTGATCAATGTCGATCTGGACAAAGTCTAACACGTTTATGAACAGGTTCTAGTTTCTTTTTATCATATATGGCAATGGTATATGGTGTATATACGGCACTTATTGATCCATCCCATCCTATTCGTTTTTCTAATTGTTTCAGAACAAGGTCTTGTGTATTCCATGCCAGCCTAGACCATTTTGTAAACGTAGATCGTGAATATTTGAATAAAGTGACTATTTCAGTCGGTCCGAGTACTCCATCACCGTGAGAGACTGCTTTCTCCGCTTTCGTCCATTCATCAGGAATATCATCTGGAAAATACCGATCATAGAAGGCTTCTAGGTCATCATCGGAATTCCACTGAATACTATTTTTGATAATACTACCATATTCGGCAATTGCTTCTTCCCAAAAGGGACAGCCTACGAGGGATGGTTCTAATTGATTTAATTCACGCACATTGTTGTGAGACCAGAAATATCTGCCTCTTTCTGTAACACCATAGAGACAAGCAGTAGGAATGGTGTAGATGCGTCGTTTTTTATGACCGATACATGTATCCCATCGTTCTAACGCATCTTTTTGTGCCACTGTTAATTGTGACGGCAATTCTTTTCTGCTTTTTTCATATTGATCCAATGACAGGCAACATGATAAAACGGCGACACATCTCATGATCATATCATATTCGGGACTACGATATCCCAATAGATGTTCATAGTTTCGTAACGCTTCCCATATTGATACTGGATGATGTGCAGAATAGCGATGTGAGGCATAAGATTCTAGAACCGACCACACACGTTCCTCCTCCCATTGTTGAGCCATCCACCAGGCGCTTCTTGCTTTTCCTTGATATAGGGCACGAATGAAGTAGAGTTCTTCGGCATCGATGTCTGATGAAATCCAGGAGGGTGTTTTGGGGGTGACACGGTCCATGCCCCAACAGGGCAGCATACTCTGTCCCTGCCCCAAGGGGGCAACAAGCTCTGTCCCTGCCCCAAGGGGGCAGCAAGCTCTGTCCTTTGGACAGAGGGTCCTTTGGACAGAGGGTCCTTTGGACAGAGGGTCTTCCTGTTGGGAGGATAAGGAGAGGATGTTCCATAAGGAATGGTCTTGTTGTTGGTAGGGGATGGTACTAAGATGGGAGGCGGCAAGGAGAATGTCATGGGGTAGGAGGGTGTCAGAGTGAAGAGTGGACCATGCGTGTTGTAACCAGGAGAGATGGAAGGGACCTTTGTGCCATAGCCATGCTTCAAATAGGGTGGAAATGGTTTCGCCGATGTGTCCGCTGAGAATCAGTTCTTGGCACCAGAAGAGAGTTTGTAAGGAGTCATTACGACGGCTGGAATAGGTGAGGGCGGCGTGAACTTCATCAAGGGAATAGAAATGACGAGAGAGAGGCATTGTTTCAACAACTACATAGTTGTTTATATCATCAAATTTTGTCAGCATGGAAAAAGAGTGAAAAGAGAATTCGTATGATAAGAGAGAAAGAAAGATGGTACATCAAGGGGTTCATCCGATGGATACGGTAGAGGATGCCACGGAAATTTTGCCCAATTTATGGTTGGGAAATGTACGTGCTTCGACAGATGAGGATTTTATTAAACGAAAGAACATTCAGGTTGTTTTTAATTGTACAAAGAATTTGCCATTTTGTCCGATCATTCCTATCAAATTCAGAGTTCCTGTGGACGATAATTTGGAGGAAGATGAAATCAGAAACATGGAGCTGTGGTCCGCCGAAATTACGTTTAAAATGATGGCAGAGTATATGTCTGGAAAACCGATTTTAGTTCATTGTATGGCAGGGATGCAGCGTTCTGCTGCATCTATGGCAATGATGTTGATTGCGTACAAAAGAATTCATGCGCATGATGCCATGAAGC